CTTTACAGCTTGAACACTTTGTACACAGTGATGTGTACCGCAGCATTTACAACGCTGCCGGACAACTGTTACCCGAGGATCTTGCGTGGTTCCAGGACAACGTCCTGGTCTCAGCGTGGCCCAAACCGAAAGGTCGAGGCCCGATTGGTCGGATATCTATCCTCCAAGAGCCTGGTTTTAAAGCCAGGTTTATCGCGAATCCTAACAGGATTATCCAGCATGCTTTAACACCGTTAGGTGATTTCCTCTTCGGCTTATTGAAGAGGGTCCCGTGGGACTGCACTTTCGAGCAATCGAGGGCACAAGCACACATAGTGGAACGATTGAGAGCAAAGAAGCACGTACATTGTTACGATCTATCGAACGCAACCGACATGTTCCCCATGCGTACGCAAGTGGAGAATATCTATACTCTGTTTTCCCAACGGAACGGCGTCCTCGAGGAAGATGTTTCATCCCTAGCTTCTCAGCTAAGGATCTTCTCCGAGGTCAGCAGATCGACGTGGTCACTTCAAGGTGAAAACCTGTCGTGGTCCAGGGGTCAACCCTTAGGTCTGTATCCGTCCTTCGCAATGTTTGCCTTCACACATGGAGCCCTGTTGCTTGACATAAGTTTCAAACTTAGTCGCACTCAAAGGTGCCTTTGCGATTCCGCGAAGATTTCTTCGTGGTTGGCGACGACGTCGTCATTTTAGACGATGAGCTTGCTCATCTCTATGAGCAAACATTGCGTGACTTGGAAATACCCTTCAGCGAAAGCAAGAGTATTGTTTCTGACATCCTAGCCGAGTTTGTTGGCGAGGTGATAACACGAGATAGGGTTTTTGTACCTGTCAAGTGGCGTCAAGTCAGTACCAAGTCTTTTGGTGACTTTGTCAAGGTCTGGGGGTATGAAGCCATCCCCCTCTTACCTGGTCATATCCGGGATGTTGCCTACGCTTACGCGGAAGCTCCGGAACCAGTTGGCCTAGGGCTTAACCCGAAAGGGAAGCCTCTAGGCGAGAGGATTGATCATTTGATTGACCTCTACCTTGACACATTCGTTCCTCCTGTTAGGAGAGCGGGTGACGAATATGGCGCCTTTAGGAATGCATTCAAGTTCTACGAAGAAACATGTAGACTTGAGTACACCGATCTCTCGTACTTCCGTACAAAGATAATCAGTGTTCCTGCCGTAGGTCGAACAGACCGTAGG